GCCTTTTATATCCACAAGGCAATTTTCAGAAAATGGGGTATTTCCCAGGGCGGAGGGCGGTCAAAGTCGCATAGATCCTGGGAGAGTTCGGAATCGATCTCCAGGGAGTAGAAACCCTATTTATATACACATCTTCAAAACCGGATAGAAACCAGGGGCAAAAAATCTAGGGGATGACAACGTGACAAAGACACAATGGCGAAACAAAATTCGGAAGGCTTGCATGGCAGCAGGCACTTATCAAAAACACTATGACTACGTGATCGAGACTCTGGCAAGCATCATGGAGACCAGAGATAACGCACAGGCTCGCTTCGAAGCTGATGGCGGCAATCCGATTGTGGAGCATACAAACAAAGCCGGGGCAACGAACATCGTGAAGAACCCTGCACTGGTAGTGGTGATGGACTGCAACACGCAGGCCCTTGCCTATTGGCGCGATCTTGGGCTGACTCCGGCAGGAATGAAGAAGCTAGGGGAAAAAGGCATAGTTGAAAAAGAGGACGAAGGAGGACTAGCCGCAGCCCTGGCAGAGCTGGGGATCTGATGAAGGCAAAACACTACAAAGACAAGGCAATTAAATACGCTGATGATGTGATTGCCGGAAAGATTATCGCCAGCGATGACATCATCAACGCCTGCAAACGGTTTAAGAAGGATCTGAAGCGGAAAGATCTGGAATTTCGAACAACGGAAGCGGATGCAGCAGTGAGCATAATGGAGGGAATGTTCGTACATAGAAAGGGCGAAGCCCTGGACGGAACACCACTCCTGGGAAAGCCGTTCATACTCGAACCATTCCAGATCTTTATCGTGTACAACCTCCTGGGCTTTTATTACAAAGGCACAGAGGAGAGGAAGTACAAAGAAGCTCTGATCTTCCTAGCCAGGAAAAACGGCAAGACTTCATTCATTGCCGCTTTATCCTTTGCCGTGTCAATCATCCAGAGGAAATCCGGTTCCACCGTTTATGTGGTGGCAGCAGCACTCAAACAGGCATTGGAGTCCTTCAACTTCATCCTGTTTTCGCTGAAGTACAAAAAGATCATCGGGGACTTCCAGGTGAAGGACAATTCCTTCGAACACTCAATCAAATACGAGTTCACGAAGAACGGAAGGCCGGATGGAACCATTGACATACAGATCATGGCATCGAACCCGGATGCCCAGGACTCTTTCAACTGCAACTTCGCCATCGCGGACGAAGTGGCAGCATACAAAAAGGCTTCACAGTACAACCGTTTCAAAGAAGCCATGAAAGCATACACGAACAAGCTGATGATCGGTATTACAACCGCAGGGGATAACGTCAACAGCTTCGGCTATGACCGGATGCAATATGCGATCAAGGTGGCAGCAGGGCTTGTGAAGGATGACAGTTTCTTCTCATTCGTTGCAAGGGCGGACCAGGATGATAACGGCGATGTCGATTATCTGAACCCGATACAGCACCAGAAGGCAAACCCGAACTATGGTGTGACCATCAGACCGCAGGAGATCCTACAAGACGCATACCAGGCCCAGAACGATCCGAGACAGAGAAAGGACTTCCTTTCCCGGTCTTTGAACGTGTACACATCAGCACTAAAAGCTTGGTTCGACATTGAGGAGTTCCGGCGAAGCGATAAGAAGTACAAGTGGAGCTTGGAAGAACTCGCAAAGCTGAAGGTCGATTGGTACGGCGGAGCGGATCTTTCCAGATTGTACGATCTGACCGCCGCCGCACTCTTTGGAACTTATGAGGGTGTGGATATTATCATCACTCACGCATTCTTCCCCAGGATAATGGCGGCAAAGAAGGCAGAGGAAGATAACATCCCCTTATATGGCTGGGCGGATGATGGATGGCTGACCATGTGCAATTCACCGACTGTCAACATGGGTGACATCGTGGCCTGGTTCGTGGAAATGAAGAAAATGGGCTTCAATATCCGCCAGGTAGGACATGACCGGAAGTTCGCCGGAGAAGAATATATCCCTCTAATGCGTGAAGCCGGGTTCAACATCATAGATCAGCCACAGCTTTACTACTTGAAATCACAAGGATTCCGCCATATTGAGAAGTCCGCAAAGGACGGAAAATTGTACTATCTGCATTCGGAAGCCTATGAATATTGCGTTTCCAACGTATCAGCCATGGAAAAGACGGACGATGCCGTTCAGTACCAGAAAATCGAAGAAAAAATGAGGATAGACCTCTTTGACGCTTCCGTTTTTGCCTGCGTCAGATCCATCGAAGCAGGAGTGAAACACAAAAAGGCGAAAGCCTGGTGGGGTGAAGAATGAGCAAGAAAAAAAGACCAACTGAAAAGAGGGCAGCACAGCCACAAAGCCCGGTAGGTATCTGGCTTTCAGACGTGGAAAGTCTGGCCTGCTCCGGGTATGTATCTTTGGATCAAAACCCGGAGATTATGACGGCTTGCCACAAGATCGCGGAACTGATCGGATCCATCACGATCCATCTGATGGCGAACACAGAAAAGGGAGACCAGCGGATCCAGAACGAACTGTCCAGGAAAATCGACATCGAGCCGGAAATGCACATGACCAGATCGACATGGATGCAGGCCATTGTGATGAACCTTCTTCTGTACGGGAAAGGCAATTCCATCGTGGTTCCGCATACCTACTCCGGCATTCTGCAGAACCTGGAACCGATTGGCGCAAGCCGTGTCAGCTTCCAGCCGGAAGGATACAGAGACTATAAGATCCTAATTGACAACAAAACCAGGGATCCGGAGTCCGTTCTTCACTTCGTCTACAATCCGGACAAGCATTATCTCTGGAAGGGCAAGGGAATGACCACGAACCTTCGGACGGTAGCCGATAATTTGAAACAGGCATCCGCCACGGAAAAAGGCTTCATGGAGAGCAAGTGGAAGCCGTCCATCATCGTCAAGGTGGATGCGCTTGTGGATGAGTTTTCAAGCCCGGCAGGACGGGAAAGGCTATTGGACGAGTATGTAAAAAGTTCAGAAGTCGGTCAGCCCTGGCTGATCCCGGCAGATCAGTTCTCCGTGGAGCAAGTGAAACCTCTTTCCCTGGCTGATCTGGCTATTGCTGACACCGTGGAACTTGACAAGCGGACCGTGGCAGCGATCCTTGGGGTTCCTCCGTTCCTTCTGGGAGTGGGTGAGTACAACAAAGACGCATGGAACAGCTTTATCAACAACACCGTGAAGCCCCTGGCAATCAGCATCCAGCAGGAAATGACAAAAAAGCTGATTATGAGCGAGAAAATGTATCTGAAATTCAATGTTTTGTCGCTCATGGATTGGGACATCGACACGATCTACCGGGTATTCGGTGGACTTTCAGACAAAGGCATCGTCACCGGAAACGAAGTCCGTGACCGGCTTGGAATGAGTCACATTGACGGCCTGGACGAACTTCGGATCCTGGAAAACTACATCCCGGCAAACATGATCGGGCAACAGTCAAAGCTGAACGGAGGAAATGACAATGAGTAGAGACATCAGACAGGTGCGAAGCACCGCAACACAGTTCAATACGAGGGATGACGGCGGAAACCTTGCAATCGAAGGTTATTTCGCTGTTTTTGATAGCAATTACGAGATCGCACCGGGCATGAGTGAGTCCATCGCACCCGGAGCCTTCGACAAGACGCTATCGGGAGACATTAGAGCGTTGATCAATCACGATACGACTCTGGTGCTTGGAAGAACCAAAGCGAACACCCTGCAACTCCGTACCGACTCGCACGGCTTATGGGGACACATCGACATCAATCCGAACGATAGCGATGCTATGAACCTGTACAACCGCGTTCAGAGGGGGGATGTGGATCAGTGCTCCTTCGGGTTCGACATCATTTCCGAGGAAACCGACTTCCGGGAAGATGGGAGCATCCATTGGACGATCAAAGAGGTCGAGCTTTATGAAGTCAGTCCCTGCACGTTCCCTGCATACGAGGAAACGAACATCGCCGCCAGAGCAAAAGAGCGTGACGATCTGAAAAAGAGACGCGCTGAAGCCTGGAAGGAGAAAGCATTGAAGAAGTTGAAAGGAGAGGAAAATGCTTAAAGTATTGGTATTGAGAAAGAAAATCGACTCTGCCAAAAAGCAGCTCGAAGCATTGAGAGCAAAAGAAGCCGACTTCGAAAAGAGAGAAGCAGAGATCGAGAAGGCGATCAATGAAGCTGCCGAAATGGAAGGCACCGAAGAAGAGATCGCTGAAGCACAGCGTACCGTGGAAGAAGAAGCGGAGAAGTTCGATGCAGAAAAGAAAGAACACGATGCCGAAGCAGCAAAGCTGGAGAACGATATTTCCGAAATGGAAAACGAGCTGGCTGAAGCTGAAAAAGAACAGGACACCACTCCGGCAGAACAGACCGAGAAGCCTGCTGAACAGCCGGAGGAAAGAAAGAACGAGAGGAGATACAACATGATCAAGAGAACCATTTTCGACAAACTGCCCATGAATGAAAGATCCGCTATGTTTGAGCGTGAGGACGTAAAAGACTTCATGGCGAACTTCAGAAGCTACCTGGGCAAAGAAAAGAGAGCCATCCAGGGCGGCAAACTGCTGATCCCCGAAGCCTTCATCGGCCTTCTGAAAGAAAACATCAGCAACTACTCCAAACTGTACAGACACGTCAACGCTGTGCCCGTAGCAGGCAAAGGCCGTCAGATTGTACAGGGCACCGTTTCCGAAGCTATCTGGACCGAGTGCTGTGCGGTTCTGAACGAAATGGAGCTGGCCTTCAACGATGCAGAAGTTGACTGCTACAAGGTAGGCGCATACTTCAAGGTATGCAACGCACTCCTGGAAGATAGCGACATCGACCTGGCTTCCACCCTCCTGGATGCACTCGGACAGGCAATCGGTAAAGCCGTTGATAAGGCTATCCTGTACGGACGCAACTCCGCAAACACCCAGAAGATGCCCCTGGGTATCGTTACCAGACTTGCACAGACTTCCGAGCCTTCCGGCTATCCTGCAACCGCTAGACCTTGGGTAGACCTTCACAGCACCAACATCGTCACCCTGTCCGCTGGTCTGACCGGCGCAAACCTTATCAGCAAGATTGTGGAAGCATCCGGTAAGGCAAAGAGCAGCTATTCCAGAGGTGAGAAGGTATGGGTTATGAACGAAACCACCTACACCAAACTGATGGCAGCAACCGTTTCCGTAGACGCATCTGGACGTGTTGTTTCCGGTGTATCTGACAGAATGCCCGTTGTTGGCGGTATCATCGAAGTTCTGAACTTCCTTCCCGACAACGTGATCATCGGCGGATATTTCGATCTGTACCTTCTGGCAGAGAGAGCAGGAAACGAGTTCGCAGAGAGCGAGCACGTATTCTTCATCCAGGATCAGACCGCATTCAAGGGTACCGCAAGATATGACGGTCAGCCCGTTATCGCTGAAGGCTTCGTAGCAATCGGTCTGGAAAATACCACTCCCAATGCAACCATGACCTTCGCACCCGACAACGCAAACACCGTAACCGCTATTCTGACCAACAGCTCCGCAGTTACCCTGGATCCCGATGATACATTCCAGATCATCGCAAAGACTCTGCCCGTAGACGGCCCTGTGACCTACGAGTCCAGCGCAACCACCTACGCAGAAGTGTCCGATGCCGGTCTGATCACCGCAAAGGCACAGGGTAGCGCAGTCATCACCATCAAGAGCGGATCCGCAACCGCTACCGTAGCAGTTACCGTAACCGCTGGGGCCTAATGTATAAAGTCATCGAGCGTTTTGCCGACTTAAATGACAATCGCCACGAATATAACCCTGGGGATATTTTCCCCAGGGAAGGCTTCGTGGTATCCGAGGAGAGACTTGCGGAACTTTCAACGGATAAAAACCGCCAGAAGCGTCCTCTGATCGAAGAAGTTGAGGAGAAGAAGCCTGCAAAGGTAAAGGCGGAAGAAAAGCCGGAGAAGAACGAAAAGAAAGCCATCAAAAAGCCTGCAACAAAGAAAAAGTGAGGTAGAACATGACACCGGAACAGCAAACGCTACTTCTGACGATGATGAAAACAGACATCGGCATCAAAGGGACAACCGCATACGATACACGCTTCGCGCAGATCCTTGCCTACTCCGTGGAGAAGATCCAGGAGGAAGGTGCCACGATCAATCTGGCATCGGTAGAAGATCAGCAGCTCACGGTCATGTATGCCTGCTGGATCTGGAGAAGGCGAGACAATGGGGAAGGGATGCCGCGAATGCTCCGGTATTCTCTGAACAATCGGATCCTAAAGGAGAAGGTCAATGGATGACGTGTTAAAACTTATCAGCCAGACCTTCGCAAAAGACAAATATGGCATCGCAAAGCCTACGGAAACAGAAACCGAGGTATTTTGTGAGTGCCATAGCGTTTCACGTTCTGAATACTTTGAAGCCGGACGCAACGGGCTTTCCCCGGAGTATCAATTTACGATATTCCAGGGAGAATACAACGGCGAGTCCGTTATTGAGTACCAGGGAAAGAGATACGGGATCTATCGGACGTATATCGAACCCGGAACGGACTACATCGAATTGTACGCAGAACGGAAGGGTGGTCTGAATGCCAAAGAAAGTGACAACTGACACACTTGCGGACAGTATCAGAGACATCCTGGAAGAATACGGGGATGAAGTAAAAGGAAGCCTGGACGAAATCACGAAGAAGATCGCACAGAAGGGGCAGCAGGCCATAAAGAACGAGAGCAAATCAAAGTTCAATGGTAAGCGTTATTGGAAGGGATGGAAGGTAGATCTCCAGGTCGGAAGGCTAGACACAAAAGCCACGATCTACAATGAGAGCCTTCCTGGACTTCCACACCTTCTGGAATATGGTCATGCAAAGCGTGGTGGCGGAAGGGTTCAAGGAACAGTCCATATCGCTCCGGTAGAGGAACAGCTTGTCAATGAGTTCGAAAAACAAGTGAGGTCAAAGTTATGACAAGAGCAGAAGTGGCAACAATGATCGAGGAGATAGGCCTTCCGTGTGCCTATTATCAATTCCCAGAAGATACCGAGCAGGCTCCACCGTTCGTTGTCTTTTTCTATTCAAACACAGACGATCTGTACGCTGATGATGAAAACTACCAGCGGATCGAAGTGCTGAACATCGAATTGTACACATCGTACAGAGACTTCGAGAAGGAAGCAGCCATCGAACAGATCCTCAAAAATCACGGGTTCAGTTATTACATGGAGTCCAGTTACATCGACTCCGAAAAAATGCAACAAACAGCATACGAAATGGAGGTAATTATCAATGGCGAAGAATAAAGTAAAGTACGGTCTGAAAAACGTACATTACGCAGTAGCTACGATTGACGAGGTGACAAACGTAGCAACATACGGGACTCCTAAACCCTGGCCCGGCGGCGTATCTCTTTCCCTGGAAGCAGAGGGAAGCGAAACAAAATTCCGTGCTGACAACACCGACTACTACGTGAGTCAGTCCAACAACGGATATTCTGGTTCCCTGGAGTCCGCTATCGTTCCCGACTCCTTCAAGCAGGATGTCCTGGGTGAGACCGAGGACGCGAACGGTGTATGGGTAGAGGACCAGGGTGCAAAGACTGTGCATTTTGCACTGATCTTTCAGTTTGAGGGTGATGTGAACGCAGTTCGTCACGTTATGTACAACTGCACCGCTTCCAGACCTTCCGTGTCCGGTAACACCACGGATCAGACAATCGAGCCGCAGACCGAGACCGTAAATCTGACAGCAAGTGCAATCCACAACGCTTCTCTGGATAAGGACATCGTAAAAGCCAGAGTAAACCAGGGTGACACTCCTTACAGCACATGGTTCGATGCAGTTTATCAGCCTACCAGCCTTGCAGAATATGTCACCGTGTCTTTCGACACAGATGGCGGATCTGCAGTTCCTAGTCAGAGCGTAAGAGTGGGAGCTACACCTACAAAGCCTGCTGATCCTGTAAAAGCAGGGTATGTATTCAACGATTGGTACAAGGAAAACACGTACACAACGGTATTCTCTTTCACCGCTCCTGTGACTGCAGCTTGTACCGTATACGCGAAGTTTACAGCTGAAGCGTAAAGAAGATAAGGAGCAATCCGAATGGAGAAAAGGATAAAGGTCGAAGGCATTGAGTTTGGAATAAAGGCAAGCGCAGGAACTGTGAGAAGCTACCGAGACACATACGGGCGCGACATTATCGTTGATATTGCCGCACTCGAAAAGGAAGTGCTTGAAACAAAGACACTTTCCACGGATAGCGCGAAAATCGCAGAAAACATCATATACCAGCTTGCGAAGGACTATGACAACACTTTGCCGGAAATCGACAAATGGCTTGAGTCCTTTTCTCCATACTTCGTATATCTCGCGATCCCGGAAGTGATATCTGCATGGACCGCGAATATGCGAACATTGCAGAAGTCAAAAAAAGGTTAAGGGCGACAGAGCGAAAATGGTCTGCCGCCCTATTCTTATTACGCGCCACACAGCTCGGCCTTTCTATGCAGGATCTTGATATGCTGACCTGTGGCACGGTAATGGATATGTTCACCGAACTTTCAAACGATACTTGTGAATACGCACAGCTGGCAACGGCTGAAGACATGGCAGGTTTCTGATATGGGAAATAGAACGAAAATTCGTGGTATAACAATCGAATTAAATGCCGACGCCTCCGGCATCATGGACGGTCTCAAAGACATAAATAAGCAGTTATCCAATACGGACAAGGCTTTACGAGACACAAACAACCTCCTAAAGTTCGATGAAAACAACACGGAACTCGTGGCACAGCAGCAGCAATACTTGGCGCAGGCCATCGAGCAGACCGAGGAAAAATTAAAGAGAGAAAAAGACCTTCTTGCACAGCTTCAATCAGCAGATAATGCGTCTGAAACAGTAGAGCAGCAGAACGCATTAAAGCGAGAGATCGAAGCCACAACGCAGAAGTTAAATGGATATAAAGCACAGCTCGATGACACGGACGAAGCGTTAGAGGATGTCAAAGAGGAAACAGAGCAGGCCAAAGAGAAAACAAACATATTTGGCGATGTTCTGAAGGCAAACCTGGCAAGCGAAGTCATCATAAAAGGTGTCGAAAGGCTGGCAAATGGCATCGCAAGTATTTCGAAAAATGCGATGCAAGTAGGCTCCGGGTTTGAGTCCTCAATGTCACAGGTCGCAGCGACAATGGGAATGACATCGAGCGAGATCGAGAGAGGGAGCGAAGCATACGAACTGCTTTCAAAGGCTGCAAAGACTTGTGGTGAAACAACTATGTTTTCGGCAAGCCAGGCAGCGGATGCACTCAATTATCTTGCACTCGCCGGATATGATGCGGAAAAAGCAGCGGATACGCTACCGAAGGTTCTAACACTTGCGGCAGCAGGCGGAATGGATCTTGCGTATGCGTCCGCCCTTGTTACGGACTCCATGGCAGCACTCGGTATGGAGACCGATGAACTTGATAATTACATAGACGAAATGGCAAAGACCGCCCAGAAGTCAAACACATCCGTTTCGCAGTTAGGTGAAGC